AAACAGTATTTTCACGATAAATTGACTACCGATCATTATTTTCTAACCTATACGGGCAATGATATTTCACATGTTGGACTGGACAATATTATCAAAGAAGCAGGAAAAAGAGCAAGAATTACAGGTAAAAGAGTAAGTCCTCACACGTACCGCCATTTCTTTAGTGTTCAGTGCATATTGAATGGAATGGATATATATACTCTCAGCAAATTACTAGGACACTCTGAAATCAGTACCACGCAACGTTATTTACAATCACTAGAGGATTTTGAGTTGATAGAAAAAGCAATGCCATCTAGTCCATTGATGAATATGAAAACTAGGAGGAATAAGAAATGACTGTTTTAGACAATGAATGGCTACAACTTATCTCTAAAGCCAAACAACTAGGTCTGACAGTTGATGATATACGACTATTCTTACAACTTAATCAAAAGGAGAATTTAACTAAATGAACACACTATCCCATGCAATTCATATGATAGATGCTTACTTAATGCAACGCCAATATGGCACATTAATTGTAGATGATGGACAAGTCTATTTAGAGACAAAAGACGAGTTAATTACGCTTAATGAAAATTATGAAATTGAATTAATTGTAGAGGGAGGAATATATCATATCACATTTGAAGAAGCGGTAAACACTATTGATAATGATGGATGGAGTTTATATGGAGGACAACAAGCGAGAGTTAAACAATTAAAATAAAAATGCTACCGTTTTAGAAAAATGCTGTAACACGCATGAACACTAGGTTTCTAGCACATTGAGTTTTTCTGTACCTAATGATAGAGAATAGGGCTAGATGGTTGCAGCCACCTAACCCCTAAGAAATTTGTCAAATAATTTCCCATACAACTAAATATGGAATTTCCCTGCCTTCATTTTACGAAAAAAAGTTCAAGAATGCAAGGTCTAGTTTCCTATTGTCTTTTTTATGGAAATTCCGGTCATGGTCGCCCAATAACATGACTATAATCAAAACTGGAAAGGTAGTGACTCAGCCAATGCAAAAAATGAGGATAGGACACAATGAACATTCCCCTATTTATGTTCGTGTCTGAATGGTGCGAACGACCATTAACGGTTCGGTTGGAAAGTTTGAGGTAGCAATACCTGCAAGACATCCACAAGTAATTAGTTGTACTTTTCTAGTCCTCTAGCAATGAGGTGTCGAATTAAGTATTGGATAAGCCAAAGCGTAACAATACGGGCTAATAAACCTATCATGGGCAAACTTTTGATAGTAGGATGTTAGGATGAATAATCCTCGACAAATAGGGTGTTACGAATACGGATACCATAACCCGATATACAAAAGTAAAGTCGCTTGTCTATGTTCATTTAATTATTTTTTTTAATTACTTGAATCTAGGCAACAACTATGCCCAAAGCCGTTGTCCATACACCTCAACCAAAAATAAAAGTCGAAAAACATAAAGTCAAGTGAAATGTAAACAGTTATTGATATTTATCAGTATAGGGGGACAAGGGGAAATGTGAAGTAGTTTAAAATGTACTAGCGGTTTAGAAAATGATGTAACGCTTCGGAGAACCCTTGTGAACACTAGAGTTTAAAGGGTTCGTGAAAAAATGAGTCTAAATTTGTAAGAGGAATAGAAGAGAAATAAACGTGTTAAGAAAACGATAAAACGTTGAATCCCTTGGTATGCCTGACTTTATAAGACTATGAGTCTATTTTTGTAAGAGGAATAGAATGAAAAAACGTGGACAATTGAAAGGCGTTCAAACCGTTGATGTATAAGCATTTATTAAATTAAGAGTCTATTAAAACGTTGATACATAAGGGTTTATACCTGAAATATGAATAGTCTATAAAGGAAGGAAAAGCTAATGTACAAGCGAAAGGGTTAATTTCTTTTCCCTCTAAATAAAATCTTTCTTTTATGTAAGGGGAATGTAACGCAGAATAACATATTGGAAATTAAGCATTATTCAAAAGTATTGATACACCAATGTTTGTAACACTTCTTTTAATAAATAGATAATCGCCTATATAGGAAGAAAGTGTTCGAATCAATAAAAAGTGTGGACAATTGGAAAAAACGTTGTAACCCTTGATATATAAGGTTTTATTGGCGGTGAGAAATTAATAAAAAAGCAACAAACCTTGGTATATCAACATTCTTCGCAAAATATGGATGGTATTTAAGGGAGAAACACTATGTCACGCTGAGTTTGTTTGGAAATGTTGATAAATAAGCAGTAATTATAAACTTACTATTATCATTATTAAGAGAAACATAGTGTTATCAATTGTTCATGATACTTTTTAAAGAATCGTCTTTAAAGGGGGAAATAAGCGTGAAAAAATGTCCGACATTTAGAAAAGTGCCTTGAAGCCTACAGCCACAAGGGATACAGCGATTTTGCGCAAAAAAAATATTTTGAAAAAAGTGCCTTCCGCCTTACTCTCCCAAGCGATTGAGCCACTTTTGAGATAATCCTCTTTAAAGGGGGCTATAAAATAGTTAGGACATTTCATTGACTACCATATCACTATGATAATGAATGAAGTATCTTACTTCAAAGTCACTTTTTGACTTTTACCTTCCTTTATTGAGGGGGTGCTTAATTACAGGCACTCTCTCCTTTTTTTTACTCATAATTTTAACTATTAATTTTAATATCATATACAGGAGGTGTTGACAAATGGACTTAACATCTATTCCATTTGACCAATTAGTATCAAATGGGATATTTGCAGTATTGTTTATATGGCTATTAGTAAATCAACAAAAAGACAGTCGAGAACGTGAAAGTAGACTTACTTCACAAATTGAAAAGCAAAATGAAGCACAAGACAGAATAGTACAATCATTAGAAAGATTGGAAACTCAAATATCACAATTGAAGGAGGTTAAATGATGGCTGAAATAACAAGTGCAGCATATCAAGATTTACGAGATTATATTCAATCTCAATGGAAATATATCGAATTACAAAATGAAAGTGGAGTAGCTATTATTAGATTGTCACCTTCTGACAGCAGAGTAACTTATACAGCAGAAGGACAAACATTAAAATTACAAGTAGTTGTAAAGGGTTCTGATGCAGATATTAATACTCCTACAACATTTGCAAAGAGTGCTATATTTAAAGTGGTTACAGGTGGAAGTGCTTATAGCGTTGAAGCTTTCACATCATTTACAATTGAATCAGATCAAGACGAATTAACGGTTATCCATTCTATCGAAGTACCGCAAGTTGTTTAGGAGTTGATGTTTCAATGTTAGGAGCAGGAACACAAAGTAATCCTTATATCGTATCTACTCCACAAGATTTAAGCGATATTAGAAACAATCTAACCGCATACTATGAGTTAGCAAATGACATTGATATGAGCAACTTTGGAAATTTCGTTCCCATTGCTAAAAGTTCACCATTTTTTAAAGGGTTTCTTGATGGAAAAGGTTATAAGATTAAAAACCTTACTATTAATGAAACAACTGGTTATGTCGGATTGTTTGGAAGTATTGCAAATGACTCATCATATATTAAAAATTTAGGTTTAGAGGATTGTAATATTTCAGGTGGAACAGTTTCAAACTGGTGTGGTTCTATTACAGGAGCATTAAACCATGGGACAATAGAAAATTGCTATGTAACAGGAACAGTTACAGGAAAATACATGGTCGGTGGATTAGTTGGACAATTTCCATATGGGACTATTAAAAACTCTTATGCAAATGTTACTGTCACAGGTTTTGCGAGGGTAGGAGGATTAGTAGGCTATTCTACAAGTGTAAACAGTATAATTGAAAATTGCTATGCCGATGGAATAACTGTACATACAGAAATAGGAACAGCATATCCAGCAGGAGGATTAATTGGGGATGCAGTAGCAATTACAGTTACTAACTCCTATTGGGATATAAATAGTAGTGGATTAACCTACAGTGAAGGTGGAACAGGCAAAACAACAGCAGAAATGAAAACTCAATCTACATATGTTGGATGGGATTTTACTTCTACATGGGGATTTAATAATGATTATCCATATCTACAAGTTTTTGGATTGCCAGTAGCACCGCCAAAGGTCGTAAGTATTTCTCTTACTTCTCATAGTTTGCCTATCATTTCTAGTGCCAACATCAATAAGAAGGTTTACAAGGTCACAGAATCAATTCTAAGCCGAGTAAACGCCTATTTGAATAAGGAAAAACGAACAGAAAGAAATGTATCGACTTATTCCTTATCGTTGCATACAAGTGTCTTAAAATCTAATAGAACAGTTAGAAATAGCACTCAAAATGTAAATACATATATTTTACCAATTCATTCTAACGTATATAGAACAAGCAGAAAGATAGAAGAAATACTATCCTGCATGAAGCCTATACAAGCCCGTACAGACGTTTTGTATCCACTTAATACAAATGTATATAACGCTTATTTAAACGTCCTAGAGAACCGTTCTGTGGCTTCTTATACGCTTAATACGTCACAAATAAATACAATAGAGAATCCATCTATTGTGGAGGTGATAGAATAATGGCATTTGTGGGGGATACAGTTAGATTGAGAGTCCAATTCAAAACTTTTACAGGGCAATTAGTTAGTCCTAGTGATATTAAACTCACAATCTATGATAAACAAAACAATCAAATACAAGAAATACCAATCACAGACAGCGATAAAGAAAATATCGGTGTCTTTTTTTATGACTACATTATATCCGATGATATCTCGGATTACTTTGTTTTCGAGTTTGGAGGGCTACATAATGATAAGCCAATCCTTGCAAGGGGAAAGGTTAATGTCAAATTTAATTAATTTTAAGGAGGTGAAAGTATGAGTGAAGAAATTACATATACACAAGAGCAATTAAACGAAGCATTAGAAACAGCAAAAAACGATTGGACAGAGAAAGAATTAAATCCAATTGTTGCTGAAAGGGATGACTTACTTCAACATAAGCCAAAAGAAGTATCCGAAGCAGAAAAAGCATTAGTAGCTAAACAAGCCGAACTTTGGAATAAAGAAGTTTCTCTTTCGTTAAAAGAATATGGACTAGAAAGTTTTGCTTCAATCGTGAAAGTTTCTAACGAGGAAGAACTAAAAGGAGTTATTACAACTCTTAATACTTTTGTAAATGAATTAAAAGTATCAATGGGCTATGTGCCTAATGACCATAACAAACAATCAGAATATAGTGCAGCCGAATCTAAAAAAGATACAAAAGGCATGATTGCATCTAAATTTAACAAACTATTTAACTAAAAAATATTGGGTAGTGACCGACACTAGAGGAGACTTATTATATGTTTAAATCATCTAATTTTACTAATATGGAACAAATTTCACTTGCAAAGGAGATTGCATTAATTGGAGTACAAGCAACTCCTTTCACATCATTATTAATGAGCAAAGGTAACATTGAGAAAGCATTATCTACAGTTTACACATGGAGAGCAAAAACACTTGATAATGCAGAAGATTTATCTGCAGTTGAAGGTTCTGATGACATCGTTTTCTATGAGACAGCAAGAGCAGAATTAAGCAATATTTTAGAAATCTTTAAAAAAGGTGCAAGTATTTCTGGAACTGCAGTTGCGATGAAATCTACTCAATTTGCTGAAGAAGTAAATGACCGTTTATTAGAATTAAAAATCAACATGGAGAAAAAATTCATCAATGGATTAAAAGCCGATGGTTCTACTACTCCATACAAACGTCAATTAAGCGGATTAATTGAATTTGCAGACGCTACAAATGCTGTATCGGCTACTGGTGCGGTTACAGAAGATACAGTGAAAGAAGTTATGCGTAAATTATGGAATCAAGACCTTGCAGAAGGAACAGTATATGCATTTGTTAATGCTGATATTAAAGAGCAAATTGATGCTATCTACAAAGACCGTTATGGATACTCTCACGTTACAACTAATTTTGGTCTATTAGTGGACAGCATTAACACAAACTATGGAACAGTACACTTTGTACTATCTAAACATGTTCCAGCCGATAAAATGGTAGTATTCAATGACTCTTACGTTGATCTTGCTTATTTACGTGAGCCACACTTTGAGCCATTAGCAAAAACTGGTGACAATGTAAAAGGTCAAGTTATTGCAGAAGCAACTCTTAAAGTAGGTTCACCAAAAGGGGTAGCAGTTGTAACAGTAGCATAATCATACATAGTAAAGGGGGTGTCTATTATGACACTCCTTTTTAATCTAAAAGGGAGAAAGAGGATGAACATTAAGGATGAG